AGCTGATGCGTCTCGTCTACGCTAATGGGGTCAGCTAGGAGTTATACCGCTCCCAGGGTGTGTTCCCTTCCAAATCCAACTCCACGACACTCAGAATCAGAAGCGCGCCACGCATCCATCGCCGAACGACGTAGGACGCGTGTCGCGAAAGTCACGTTTCACGTGCCGAACGACACAATTAGCGTGACTTATTTTTCTTCTTCTTCTGTACCACCTTCACAGCCTTCTTCGGTCGGGACTGTGAACGCGTCGTGACTCTCTGCCTACTACTCATCGCCGGTGCAGCCGAACCAGCGGCCGGGGCTGCACCATCGTCATAAGCCTTCCTTACGGAAGTCGCAGCGCCAGGGATTGCGCGTGCGATTGATCCCACAATCGGGAGTGCAGAGACTACACCCCGGACAACCGGTAATACCTTTCCCATGACCGAACCTACTACTGAAAGTAGGTGTCCTAGGGAGTTGTACGACGATGGGTAACCCTGCTCGAGACCCGCTACGATCTCGTGGTAGAGTGCCATCGCCCCGGCCGAATAGTCCGAGGGAGGTCGGATAAACACGCGCTGGTCACTGATCACACGGGGGACTGTCTCATACCCCGCCATGGTGCGAACGGTGACGGACGCCTGACTAGCAAGGCCACGGAAGATCACCACTCCAATGGTCATGTCAGAAAACCCCGTGTCAAAGGGCGGTGCCACCTTGGCACCAACGGGAGCGAGACCTAGCGCCGACTTAATGGGCCAGGGTCCAAGCTTCGGTGCACCAACTCCTAGGCCACCGGGGATTACCCACGGGTACACGGTTAGGGGGACTTGCCCCAACTGACTCGAACCAGACGCAGCCACGACAGCTGCGCCGGACAAATCAGTTCCGGCCACTCGCCCACCGATCAAAACCGGTGGCACGAATTTCACCTCTGGACCATCATAACGTGCGGGCAAGTAGACTCCGGCACGAGCGGGAGATATGTACGGTTTGGGTGAGAGTAGCTGCAACGACTCTTCATCCATAGGCACATTGAAACCGACCGTGTCAAAAATCATCGAGTTGCCAGCAAGATCAGTCACCGATGCCGAAGCAAAAGGTGACAGTGGTCCGCTAGTTGAGGGAAAGGTTGCTGCGTAGACCGTCCCCTGGTCATACAACGCAGACGCAACCAAATAGGCCGTCATACCCATATACCTTGGTCTCCATCCCCAGTAACGTGCAACGGGTCGCTGTGAAGCAAGCGTTGTGGACGGAATGAACGCCGGACCACCGGAGAGAACCACTACTCCGGAGATCGGCGCATCAAATGCCACAGCCTGATTAGCGAGTGCACCCGCTGCACAACCTGGTGGTGCCACCGGAAGCGTGAAGTCCACACCTGCAGGCCCAGCTGCCCAGAAGACATTATTCACGTCCCCTGGAGTCTGGATTAACAGTAGGTCCCAATTGTTTCCCGGTGGTAGCGCCGGTGGGGCGCTCACAGTGACAGTGGTCCTGAAGTCAGTACGTACAGTAGTGACCAGCGACATGTCTGGAATACCCGGGCACTCAACAGATGCCGCCGGGTGTAACGATTTCAGCAACCAATTGCGGGCATCGTCACTAAGCCCTGCCCTGGCCAAACGACCAAGGACTTGTTGCTGGAGGCCAATCGAAGCGGTTGTGTCAGAAGACATGGCGGTGAGATACTCAAAAACCTACAAGGCCCAACGACCAGAGCCACTAGGCCGCACCGGCACTAGCTAGAGGTCGCGCAAGCAGGTCAGCAAGGTCCTTGTCCAACACCCTGTCCACCAGATGGTGCTTGAACAGAACCGGCCGCGCCGGAATAGAGGCTAAGTACCGTCGGAGCTCTTCAAACTCATCAACGGTAAAGTCGTACTTGCGACGGAGCTCGCCATACATGTGATCATCAATCGGGTCACCACCGTACTGCGCCACCCACATGTTATAGTCTTTCCCCAACGGGATCGACCCTGACACGGCGGCACGCAAGAAATCGGTGTACAGTGGTAGTTGACCCACCACTGTTGTTAGACCTGCGACTATAGACGACCAATAGACGGCATGCTTCTTAGGGGGCGGCGGATTAACCGCCACCCCCAAACGCGCAAGCAAACGACCTAGAATCGGCACAAACCTAAATCCAAACTCCCCTGCTATCCAGCAGCTGGAGATAAAAGTGACATCTAAATAGTCACGGAAAACCCTGGACTCAGGAACTATACCGAACCCTGCCTCATACTCGGCATGACCTGTCGGGTCCACACCAGTGGCAACCAACAGATCATCCCCTGCGACAAGAATCTCACCGGGGCAACCATGAAACCGTAATGTCTCGAATGCGATCAACATATTGATCAGCGAATTGAAGACAGTGGTCTGACTAAAACCGCTCTTCGTGCCCCCAACAAGCCTGTACTTGAAGACGCCTCGTTTAAAAAACGCGAATCCCATTGCTGCGTACCCTGCCTCGACGTACTCAGCAAGCCCCCTGTCAACTGAACGACAGAGGTCGATGAAGATGTCATACGCCCATTTCCCCATCGTAGAATCCCAATTCTTCCCATCACGCTCACGGAAGTAGGGCCGCGATCCAAACCTCAAATGGACCCGACTCATCCAATCAGCCATAACGCTCGGTGGTTGACCCGAAGCCATGGTCATCCGAATACCTGATACCTCAGCGTGTGCATTGAACCAATCAAACACAGCTTTCTGAAGGGCGTACATCCACGGCCCATACTCAGATTGCGTAGCCTGATTATAATATGCCTGTATCATCCTTGCCTTAGTCCAGGGCTTATTAGACGATTCACGCTTGAGGCTTGCCTTTGTCCTCCAGGGCATAACGTCATCAAATTTCTCCGATTCTAGGATGCTCAGCCGTTTGGAGAGTGGCCATTTAAGCATCCATTGACGACGATCAAGTGGATCCACGGCCCCGGTGTCCCAGGGGCGATCGCGTTTAAGCTCATCCATGAGCCCGTACGCATAGTTCCATTGACGAATTGGAACTGGTGCTACGGCACCGTGACGGTTCACGAGGGCGTTCATGAAGTTACAGGGACAGTTTCTGCAGACATATCCGGGTCTTGCGGAAGGACCGACTTGGGTAGCGCCAATCGTGTAGTCCTCACAGAACTTATCACGCGGCGGCTGTGCGAACAACTGGTGGGGGGGGGAAAGAGGCTTCGCAGGGTACCCGAGACAAGTGGTCAAATACGAAACACTAGGCAGTGAGTAGATGCCGTCAGGATAGTGTTCTATTGCCACGTCTACAGGGTCGATGCCCCTCTCCCCTACTGTAAACCCAGAGCCAGGATTTCCCACGCGAGTTGGCGTTCTTTGAGCCATTCAGCGACTCGATTCGCCCAACTCCAGGAACTGACTCCACCGTCGACAGCTTTCCGGATGGTGCCACGCACCGCTTCCTTCTCCCACCGCGTCCACACCCACGTCGCCAACGCGACAAGGGGGAGAACCAGCAATCCAGTGAAAAACGACTTGGCTACCCACGAAAGGGCACGCATGGGGCGATGAATGAGGTAGAGAAGTGCGATCACGATGATCCCTGCGGACAGGCAAAAACTCGCAATCACATCTTCCTTCTTCCTCTGCCAGCACTCCACATCTGGAGGTGGCTTTTCATGTATCGCCGCAGCGGTTTCCTCATAGTAGGTCTTCGCCACACCGTACGTCACACCGAATATGTTCATGATTCTCTTCAGCACTGACACAACTGCGGACTGATTCGTCGGATCGGTTACAACAATGACCTGTTCGGCGCGGGAGCGTTTCTCGACGTCAGCTCCCTTCTTCGCCGGCTTCACCCGTGCCGAGGTCGTGATAGAGTAGAACGTCTCACTCCGCACAACTTGCTCGCGCACGGCTGGATAGGCCGTCTTGTCATTCACCTGAAACTTCCCAGCCAACAACTCGGCGGAGAGGTCCCGATGCTCGTAGGTGTGGAGGACTTCAGCAGTCCCAGTCTCCTTCACCACGGCATTGATGGTCGAAACAAAATCCTCAGTCGCCCGTGTCCACTCAAGAACACGGCCGCCGGCACTGATCAGTGACCCCGAGTCTCGGTCCAACGGAAACATGTGGAGACGAGCTAGCATCAGCCCATCTGGTCTCACGTTGGCCATATCGTCGGCCCCAAGGAAGTACGCTGAGTGTGATGAGTAGTAAAAAGGGCGAACAGCTCCGGGAATGCAGTCACAGTCTTTCAACAAGTGCTTGCACGCCGAGAACCCGCTAGGGCCACGAAACCGCTTGGTCTTCTTGACAGGGGTGTAGTCGCAGGGAAATTCAACGCGTGCGTCCTCAGCAATGACATTGGGACACATGTTGTGAAACATCCAGCGTTCACCCAC